GAGTACACTAAAGCCCTAAAAACAATAACTACTAATTTAACATTGATGTCGAGTGAAATGAAACTGGTATCCAGTGGATTTAATGGCACAGATAAATCAGTCACTTCACTAACATCTAAAAACAAAATATTAAATAAAGAATTAGATGAGGGTAATAAGAAGATAGAAACTTATAAAAAAGCAATTGCTGATTTTGATAAGCAACAATCTGACAATTCTAAAACAATAAGTGATTTAACAAACAAGTTATCTGATGAAAAGAAAAAATTAGAAGAAATGAAAAACTCAACAACAGCTTCTAATACAGAAATTAAGAACCAAGAAAAAGTTGTTAACGAGTTATCAAATCAGCTTGCATCAGCCCAAAATCAATATGATAAAAATAATGAGAAAATTACTCAATATAAAACAAAACTAAATCTAGCTAAAGTTGAAGTAAATAATATTAACTCAGAAATAGAAAAGAATAAAAGTGTTATTAATGAAAATAGCAATGCTTATAACAAATTATCTGATACTATTGGAGAACAAAAAACAAAATTAGCATCATTAAAAACTGAATATGGTTCAGTAGTATTAGAACAGGGTAAGAACTCTAAACAAGCCCAAGAATTAGAAAAAGAAATAAAAAACTTATCAGGTACAATAAAAGAAAATGAAACAAGATTAAATGATTCTACAAAAGCAGTTGATGATTTTAGTAATGCAGAAGATAAAGCAGGACAATCATCAATCACATTTGCTGATTTAGTAAAAGCAAATATCCTAAGTGATGTAATTAAAAAAGGATTTAGTGATTTGGTTAATTTAACTAAACAATTAGGAAATACATTCATAAGTATGGGTAAACAAGCACTTGATAGCTATGCAGATTTTGAACAGCTAGAGGGTGGAGTTGAAGCCATGTTTGGTGGTGTAGAAAAAGGCGCAGAACAAATAAATAAAGTTAAAGATACAGCTAAATCTGCTTGGAAAGATTTAACAATGAGTCAGAATGATTACTACAAATCATTTAACTCAACATATCCGTTAATAAAGTCAGGAATAGAAGATGAGAACCAAGCAATAGATACAACAAATAGAATGTTGCAATTAGAGTCAGACTTAGCTAATACTTTTGGATATGATATGACTACAGCTAGCACTGCAATCAACTGGGCATTAAAAGGCAACTACAGTTATCTCGATAATTTAAATATCGGTATAAAAGGAACTAAGACAGGATTTTTAGAAGCAGCTCAAAGTGCAGGATATATGGTTAGTAGTGTTGATGAATTGTCAGGTACAGAAATATTAGATGTATTAGAAAAAACAGCCGATAAATATGGTGTGCTTGGCAGAACTGCAAGTGAATCAGCTGGAACAATTCAGGGTTCAGTGAAATCATTAAAAGCTTCATGGTCTAATATGCTTACAGGAATAGCAAATGACTCTGCTGATTTTGAAGCATTAACAAGTAATTTAGTAGAAAGTATTTTAATGGCACTTGATAATATACTTCCAAGAATAGAAGTGATAGTTGGTGGAATAACAGATTTATTAATTGGAGTAGCTGATGAATTATTACCTCAATTGATTGAATCAGTTATGGGGATGATAGAAGATATAGCTAATACACTCGTGGAGAATATGCCTACAATAATGGAAAGCATAAGTTCTATCGTTACAACAATATTAAGTACATTATCAGGAATGGCTCCTCAGTTAGCGACACTGATAACTACATTCTTAACTGGAGTAATATCTATATTAATGCAAAATCTTCCAACCATAATAACTACAATCATAACAATGGTAGTCCAATTAGGACAAACTTTAGGACAACAATTACCAACATTAATACCAATAATAGTACAGGGCTTAGTTGATTCAATGATGGCTTTACTTGATAACATTGATTTAGTGATAGATGCTGGAATATCTATAATTGAGGGATTAGTAACAGGTATATTAAATGCCTTACCTCAGTTGATAGACAAAATGCCAGAAATAATAGATAAGTTAGTTACAGCAATAACAGAAAACTTACCAAAAATTATAGAAATGGGTATTACCTTAATCGTTCAATTAGCTGTTGGTATAGTAAAAGCTATACCTCAACTTGTTTCAAAAATACCTCAAATAATAAGCTCACTTGTCAATGGTATTACTAGCTACTTTGGAAAAATGTTAGACATGGGTAAACAATTGCTTGGAAAAGTTAAAGATGGAATTGTTAATGGAATCAGTGGAATGGCTGATGTTGGTAAAAATTTAGTACAGGGTCTATGGAATGGTATTAATAATGCAAAAGACTGGGTTCTTGATAAGATAAAGGGCTTTGGTAAATCAATATTAAATGGAATTAAGTCATTCTTCGGTATTCATTCACCTTCAACAATTTTTAGAGATGAAATAGGTAAGAATTTAGCTCTTGGTATTGGGGATGGATTTAGTGATGAAATGGATTCAGTATCAACTGATATTCAAAATGCTATTCCTAGGGAATTTGACTTGGGAATAAATACGAACTTAAATCCAACAACAGAAAATGTTACTGAATCAGGAATAAGTCAAACCAGATTAGTAGAAGCATTTAAAGAAGCATTGGATGGAATGACATTTAAAGCATTTGATGAAACATTTGGTGAACTCGTAATAGATAATGTAGAAAAGGTGGTGTATTCATAATGGCTAATATAATATGGAAAAATATTAATAGTGATACTATCAGAGGTTTAATCGTTACTGAATTACCACCTATCACCAAACCTAAGATGAAAACAGATATAACTGAAGTAGATGGTAGAGATGGAGATATTATTGATGAATTAGGCTATCAAAGTTATACCAAAACAATTAAGATAGGTCTTTCTAGAAACTATGATGTAGATGCAATTATGAAATACTTTACTGGAGCAGGTGAACTTATAACATCTGATGAGCCAGATAAAATTTATAATTCGACAATAATCGACAAAATAGATTATGAGAAACTTATCAGATTTAAAAAAGCAAATGTTAAGTTTTATACTCAACCATTTAAATATTTAAAGAATGAAGCAAATGTAGAACTTGATATTGTAAATGAAACAAGTGTTGAAGTTGAAAATAAAGGATTAGAAATAGCTAAGCCAGTAATAACCTTAAGAGGTTCTGGAACAATTGAAATACTTGTTAATAATGTAGGAATATTAACATATACATTCCCTGATAATGAAAACGAAGTGGTAATAGACTCATTAAAAGAAGAGGCATATTTGAATGGAGTATACAAAAACAGAAATATGCTTGGAGAATTTCCTAAATTAGAAGTTGGTTTAAATACAATAAGTTGGACTGGTAGCCTAACAAAAATAATCATTGAACCAAAAAGTAGGTGGTTATAGTGATTAAAGTATTTGATAGAACTGAAAAACTATTCAATAATAATGGTCTTAAAATATTACATCCAACAAAAGCAGAAATATACATAGAAGATAATGGAGATTACTATATCGAAATCGAATCAAATGTAGAAGATATTGATTACTTACAAGAGGGTATGATAGTAAGAGTAAATACCAGATGGGGTGAACAGGGATTTAGATTAATTAACCCAGAAAGAAAAAATAATAAGATTAAAATTAAAGGATATCACTTATGGAAAGACTCATCTAGATATGTAATTGAAAATTCATATGTAGAAAATAGGGATTGTAATTATGCATTAGACCATTTCAATAATGCATGTGAATCAACAACTCCATTTACAACAATATCAGACGTTGAGTCATTAAACTCAGCTAGAATAATAAGAAAAACATTAGAAGAAACAATAGCCATCCTAATTGAACGTTGGGGTGGTCATTTATTTAGAGATAACTTCACAATAGGAATAAAAAAAGAAATTGGTCTTGATAGAGGAATAACAATTAGGTATGGAAAAAACTCTAAAACAATTGAAGCAACAGAAATATGGGATGATGTTGTTACTAAAATACTTCCAGTAGGATTTGATGGTATTACATTACCAGAAGTATATCTTGAATCAGATATTCACTACGATATACCTTACACAAAAGTAGTAAAATTCGAACAGGATATTGATGAGAATGCCTATAAAGATGAATATGGAAATCTAAAAGAAGATGAATATAAAGAAGCATTAAGAACTGACTTAAGAAATCAGGCAGAATTATATTTAGATAAAAACAAATATATGAAATGCAATTATAAAGTAAAAGCAATAATTGATGATGTGATAGATTTAGGTGATGTAATACATGTTCAGCATGAAAAACTTGGTCTTGATATAGTAACACATGTTATTTCTTTAAAATATGATTGCATTAGAGATAAATATGTTGAAATTGAATTTGGTAATTTTAAAACCAAGCTAAAAGATTTGGTTCAAACGATAAAAAGTGATACAGAAAAAGAGATAACAACACATAATGAAATAATTAAAGCAACATTATCAAGTGATTTAGCAAATGCAACCTCTAAAATATGGGGAACACTTGGAAATAGTTATGTTATATATGAGGGTGACAAAATACTAATTGTTGATACATTACCAAAAGAAAATGCTACTAATGTAATGATGATATCATCTGCAGGAATTGGCTTCTCTAATACAGGAATCAATGGAACATTCAACTCTGCATGGCTAATTGATGGAACACTTGATATGCAGAATATTAATGTTATCAATATGACAGCAACATTAGTAAAAGGTGGAACTTTTAAAGTCGGTTCTCAATTGAATGAGGCAGGTAGGATAGAAATATATGATTTATCAAATACTTTAATTGGAACATTTGATGAAAATGGAATATGTGTCTTTGGAACAGATGGAAGTAAAGTTGTAATTAATACTGATGAATTTGCTGGTTACGATTCACAAAATAATAAAGTGTTTTGGATGAATGGTGATGAGTTTCATATGAAAAAGTCAGTAATAGAAGAAGAAATAACATTATGTGGCTTAGCAAGATGGTTAGGAGTAAATACAGCTGATAATAAAGGAATTGGAATAGTTCCATTAACATAGGAGGTATACATGGAAACATTATTTAGTGGTAGACAATGGTGTAGTAGTCCAACAGCCAAGTGGACAATACAATATGAACATCGAAGAAATGGTTCTAATATGGAATATCGTTTCTATTGGAATGTTTGGTTAACTTCAAGTGGTGGTTGGTATTATAATGCCATGAAACTACCATTATACTTGAATGGTACTAACGTTGAAACAATTCAGGTTAAAACATATAACAGCAATGAAAAAGGATGGAATAAAAGTGGAACAACAGGATGGTATACAGTTAGTGGAAAAACCTCAGGAACAACTTCGTTCTATGCTCAGTTAGTTGATACAGGTGGATATGCTCAAGCCAATTGGAATGTTCAAGATACTTCAAGTACATTTAACCTAGCTGTTGACCCTGCAGGTAGTGTGCTTGGAACAATTTCAAACTTCACAATAGGAAATGCAATAAGTATTCCTATAACAAAATACTCTTCATCATTCGTTGATAATTTAGTAATAAAGTATGGAAGTACAACAGTAAAATCTGTATCGAATGTTAATAATGGAGATAGTATAAGTTTTACATCAAGTGAATTAAATACAATTTATTCTTTAATGAGTACCATTAATAGTGGTACTTTTTCTTTTACAATAACAACGATGAATGGCTCGTCTTCGGTTGGAACGAGTTCTAAAAATGCTACTGGTTCAATTACTAATGCTAATCCAACTTTTACAGCATCCAATATTAGCTATAAAGATAACAATTCTACAGTTGTAAATGTTACCAATAACAATCAACAACTGGTTCAAAGCTTATCCAGTTTATTAGTTACTATAACATCGGCAACTGGGAATAAAGGAGCATCAATAACAAGATATGATGCAACTATAAATGGAGTAACACGAACAATTACAAGTGCAGGTAATATTGACTTTGGTGTAATTAATTCAGGAAGTAATCTTACCTTATCAGTAAAAGTAACTGATAGTAGAGGTAATACAACAACAGCAACTAAGACAGTTACATTTCTATCATGGGTATTGCCGACAGGAATAATATCATTAAAGAGAAAAAATAATTATGAAAATGAATCATATTTAAAGGTTCAAGCAACTTATTCGAGTGTTAATTCAAAGAATACAATAACAATTAAATATCAATATAAAAAGACAACTGATTCGTCATATTCTTCGCAAACGACAATTGCCAATAATACTCAAAAGACAATTAGTCTTGATAAGAATTATGCATGGGATTTTAAAATAACATTAACAGATAAGTTTGGAACAACAACGTATAATGTTTCATTAGCCAAAGGAAGATTTATATTTTTCGTTGATACAAAAAAATTATCAGTAGGTATAAATTGCTTTCCAACTAATAACGAATCACTTGAAGTTAATGGTGAAAAAATAGGTGCTATTGATTTTTCAAAAATATATCCTGTTGGTAGTATTTATATGTCGGTTAATAGCACTAATCCATCTACTTTATTTGGTGGTACTTGGGTTCAAATACAAGATAGGTTTTTATTAGCCTGTGGTAGTTCCTATTCTAATGGTAGTACAGGTGGTTCTGCTACAGTCACATTAAATGTAAATCAAATACCAGCTCATAGTCATGGAGCATCTACCAATAGTACAGGTTCACATTCACATGGATATGAATCACAGAAAAAAAGATGGGCAGATACTCCAATATCAAGTGCAGGTTCGGTATTAGCTGGAACAGGAGCTCAAAGTAAATATGCAGTTTATTATTATACAGATGGTGCAGGAGAACATTCTCACTCGGTTACAGTAAATAATACAGGTGGAAGTCAAGCACACAATAATATGCCACCATATATTGCAGTTTATGTATGGAAAAGAACAGGGTAGAAAGGAATGATGATTATGAGTTCAGTAATAATAACATCTTTAATAAGTGGATTATGTGTAGCAATACCAAATATATTTGCAACTTTATCTATGAATAAAAGAAATCAGGAACTTATTAATTATAAGATTGATGAATTATCAAAAAGAGTTGATAAACACAATAACATAATTGAAAGAACTTACAAGATAGAAGAAAGATTAGCTGTTATTGAAGATGATATAAGAGATTTAAAGAAAGGAAGATGAAAAATGAGTAATAAAGTATATGATGTCCTAAAATGGATTACATTAGTTTTTATGCCAGCATTAATCACACTAACAGGTGTGATTTTAAATTGCTTTAATGTAGAAAATACTGAAGTAATTTTGACAATAATGACAGCAATAGAAACATTTATGGGTTCATTATTAGGAGTATCAAATATTAATTATCAAAAGAAAAATAAGTGAGGTGAAAGAGATGGAAAATCAAGAAATTGAAATATTGAAAGAAAATGACATTTTTGGCGTGACAGAAGATGAAGAATTAGAGTCAGTAATTATTGAAGAAAAAAAGGATGGTGATGAGAATGTATCCAGTGAAAACAAATAATTTAAGGGTTACATCATACTATGGTAATAGAGAATATTATTATCAGGGAAAATTAGTAAGAGATTTTCATAATGGAATAGACTTAGTTGGTGGTTCTGAAATTGTTGCATTTGCAGATGGTACAGTAACAGGAGTACAAAAAACAGGTGAACAATATGGAACAGGATGTTATGTAAGAATTAAACATGATAATGGATGGTATACTTTATACTACCATCTAAAGTCAGGCTCTGTTGTAGTTAATGTTGGTCAAAGAGTAAGTAAAGGACAAAAACTTGGAATCATGGGTGCAACTGGTAGAGCAACTGGTGTGCATTTACATTTCCAAATAGATAAAGGAAGTAGTTCAACATCAATAAATCCATATGATTATATCTTTAATGGGAAAGAATTAGTTCCTAGCAATAATTCAGGAAATAAAAAAAGTAATGAAGAACTTGCTAAAGAAGTTATACGAGGTGACTGGGGTAATGGTAGTGACAGAAGAAATAGATTAACCAATGCTGGATATGACTATAGTGCAGTTCAATCTTTAGTTAATCAAATACTAAGTGGAAAAACACCTCAGTCAGTGAAAAAAACAAATGAACAATTAGCTAATGAAGTAATAAGAGGTGATTGGGGAAATGGTCAAGACAGAAAAAACAGATTAACATCTGCAGGTTATGACTATAGTGCAATACAATCATTAGTTAATCAAAAACTTGGAGTAGGCAGTAAACCAGCAAATAATTCTCAAAGAACATACATAGTACAAAAAGGTGATACTTTATGGGGTATAGCTAAAAGGTATTATGGTAATGGAAATAGATATCCAGAAATAGCTAGGGCTAATAATATAGCAAATCCAAATATAATTCACATAGGTCAAAAATTAATAATTCCATAATAAAAGGGTACTTTAATTAGTACCCTCTTTTAATTTGCCTTTATTTAAAAAATAATGCTTTCCCTCATATTCGAACTCGAAATAATCAAAGTTTCTACTATAACGAGATTTGGATGCTTTTGATATATTAATTCCTTTCATAAAGAAACCTGTTTCTTTTGATATTGTTTCTATAAAACTCCATTCTAATTGGTCATGCTCACGATTAGGATTAGTATATACAACTTCACGAAGTTTAGCTAAGGGGATTTCTAAATAATCTTTTTTCATAAGATAGCTCTCCTTTCTCGTATATTATACCATATTATGGACTATTTTAAGACTTCGAACTTGATTGTCTTATTGTTTTCAATGGTTCTAATATTATATTTATTTAATAAAATATTAAGTATTTTATCTATACTAATATCTTCGCTTTCATAATGCTGGCAACAAGTATCAACAGCACTATTAATTAAACCAGAGAATGAACCATTCCAAAGTCCATTGTTTTTAATACCTGAATATATGTAGAAAGCAACAAATTCTTCTAAAAATTCAGTGTGCGTGTCCAACCATGAATCAATTTCATCATCAAATGGTTTGCTTTCCTCGAACCAAATATCATCAGGTATATTATAATCGGTTCTTAAACCAGTAATTAGTTTGTTAGTTATTTTCATGTGAGCTCCTTTCTATAATCTCTTTTAACTTCAAAATTGGTGTTTCTTCAACAACTAAAAGAGAATACTTTATCTTTAACAATTCCTTAACCCTAGACTTCAATCTATTAAAATTCTTGATTTCGCAATTAAACATAGTACATGCTGAATTAATATGTATTCTGAACGAGTTTTCCCATTCAGAACTATCATAATATGCAGTTGCGATATAGAAAGCAATATAGTCAGGCATCACTATTTCTTCAATATAGCGATTATTCTTATCAAGTCTTGGTGAAATTATTTCCTTAAATTGTTTCTTTGTGATATCATTTCCATCTTCCTTTAAAAACATACAATAAACCTCCAACTGTATTTATCACTTATATTTACAAAAAAATCAACAAAAAAATTGAAAAATTCAATATTTTATTGTTAAAAAGCAAAAAAAATGTTAAAATTAAATAGTATATTATGATTGGAGTGTAAATATGATTAGTTATAACAAACTATGGAAATTATTAATAGATAAAAATATCAATAAAACACAATTAATTGATAAGGCAAATATCTCAACTAATGCTATGGCAAAACTTGGTAAAAATGAACCTGTACATTTAGACGTAATTATACGAATCTGTGAAGCGTTAGAATGCCAAATAGAGGATATAGTGGAAATAAAAACAGAAAAAGAAATGGAGAACGAATACAATGAGGGAAATTAGACTATTTGAAGCTTTTGCTGGCATTGGCTCACAAAGAAAGGCTTTGAGCAGATTAGAAGATAAAAATTTTAAAGTTAAAACTGTTGGTATATCTGAATGGGATATTGATGCAGTCATATCATATGATGCAATTCATAATGGAGCAGATTATGATTTGTCTAAATTAGATATGGATGAAGTAAGAAAGTTTTTAGCTGGTTTTACTTATAGTTTGGATAGTAAAAAAGAAAGTAAAGGATTTTTAAGACAGCCAGATGAAAAACTTGGAAGATTGTACTACGCCCATAAGCGTTGTAATAACTTCCCTGATGTAAGAAAATTAACAGGAAAAGATATTGCTGATTTAGATGTAGATTTATTTACATATAGCTTTCCATGTCAAGACTTGTCTCTCGCTGGAAAAGGTGCTGGGATGAAAAAAGGTGACCAAACGAGGTCAGGATTATTATGGGAAGTTGAAAGAATAATGGATGAAGTATCTGAAATTGATTCATCAAAACTGCCAAGATTTTTACTAATGGAAAACGTTGACACCATTTTAAGTAGTAAATATATAAATGATTATAATTTATGGAAAGAAAAATTAAAGCAATTAGGTTATACTACATTTGATGGAGTTTTAGATGCTAGAGATTTTGGAGTAGCACAAAGAAGATGTAGGTGCTATGCAATTAGTATAAGAAACTATAATGGAAAATATACAAAAGAATCACCATCTTTAAATATTGCTGAAGTAATTTTTAACCATTATAAAAAACCACCAATGCCTCATCTATCTGAATTTATAATGGATGATTATTCAAATCCAAAATATAAATTGGAAGCCGATGAAGCAACACCTCCACATACACCTTATAGAGAAAAAATGTGGAGAGAAAATAAAAGACTAATAGAAAATGGTAAATATAATTATGATTATTCATTCACTTTAATGACAAAACAAGATAGAATACCAAATGCTGGAATGCTAGAATATAACATAAATCCAGGTATTAGATATAGAATGTTATCACCACGAGAATGTTTCTTACTTATGGGTTTTTCTCATGAGGATTATGAGAAAGTACTTGCTTTAGGAACAACCAGAGAGCGAAGATATAGGCAACCAGGTAATAGTATTGTTGTAAATGTGCTAGAACAAATATTTAAAATATTTATAAAGGAGATTGATGATTAATGGAATTAGATTTATTAAAAAAGTTTTATTCATATGGGATATGCATGTGGAATCCTAATACAAATTATTTAACATATATGGGTCATTTTCAAAAAGTATTAGATTATTGTATTGAAAATAAAACATATACTATAACATATGAAAAATGGTTGGATTTGTTAAACAGTGGAAATGGTGCTTCTAAAATAGGAAGTGAAACTCATAATATATGTCATGGATTAAATATAATTGAAAGTACATATAAATATGGAAACGTTTCAAATCCTAATTCAATTAAAATCCAAATACCAAGAGATGTTATTTATCAATATATGATTGACGAAAAGACATTAACAAATAGTTTTTGGGAAATTGTTCAAAGACGTTATTTTGATTTCTTAAATAAGAATAATATTTTTGCCTTAGATGGCGTACCTCATATACAAAGAGTATGCCTTAACTTGTTTGTTTGCTATTTATTAGATACAGCAAAATTTAGTGTAGATGAGATAAAGCCATATGTTAAATTTGCAAAAGATAGTGGTGAAGATGTCTCAGACAAGATTTTAAAAGTCTATAATTATGATGTGTGCAAACAAAATGCTAATATTTTAGAAAAATTGAATATATCTCAAAATGGTCATGAATTGCCTAATAGTGAAAAATTCCTAAAGGCAATATTACAAAGCTTAGAAGAAAGTGGTATGGAAGGAGCTAGTATGGATAATATTTTAAATATTTATAAAAGATATTATATTGAAAAATTACCTGAATTAAAAGCGATAGATTCATTAATGGATGGAATCGAATTGAGAGAGGATTTTGTTAATGAATATCCTTTAGATAGAATTAAAGAATTAAAGCTTGAAGAATATGCATTGGGAACAAAAAATTATAAGGAAACATTATCTTATAAATTGGAGTTTGGAAAATACAAGCATACTGGATTAGGAATTGGTGGAGGTTCTGCCGCTAAGCATGGTATATACCTAAGTGGCAATGGAAATTATTATGGTAGAGGCAATAAAAGAATTGAAAACCCAGAAGAATTTTGGATTCAATTTAGAGAACAATTATATAATTTCTTAGTCGAAGTTGGAAATAGTGAGGAATTTCCAAACATCAGTGATAAATATTCGTTATTAGAGTGTTGTCCTATTGTATTAGCTAAATTATGTTTCTTATATTATCCAGAAAAGTTTATAAATATTGGTTCTAAAGGCAAACTTGAAAAGATTATAGATATCTTTAATTTAGATATTGATAAGTCAGAATTATCTCCTTATATCTCATTTGAGATTGCTAAATATTTAAAAGAAAAGATAAGTATATTGAATGAGGATGACCCACAATGGATTGGACATTCATTATGGAGATTTATTTCATCTTATGGTGTGGAAGAAGAAAGTGAAGATACAGTTGATGAACAACCTACAGCATATACACCAGATGATTTTAAGAAAGAAGTATTTATTAGTGACGAAAAATATGATGATATTGTTTCATTGTTAAAAAGAAAGAAAAACATCATTTTGACTGGTGCACCTGGAGTAGGTAAGACATTTATGGCTAAAAGATTAGTTTACTCACTAATTGGTTCAACAGATAAATCAAAAATAAAATTTATTCAATTTCATCAAAGCTATTCATATGAAGAATTTATAGAGGGATATCGTCCTAATGAAGATGGTGGATTTACATTAGAAGATGGAATATTTACTAAATTTTGCTTAAAGGCACAATCAGATTCTAATACTCCTTATTATTTAATAATAGATGAGATAAACAGAGGTAACTTAAGTAAAATATTTGGCGAATTATTAATGTTAATTGAGGGTGATAAAAGAGGAGAAACATTATCATTAACATATTCAAAGCAACCATTTAGTGTCCCTAAAAATTTGTATATTATTGGTTTAATGAATACTGCAGATAGGTCACTAGCTATAATTGATTACGCCTTAAGAAGAAGATTCTCTTTTATTAATATAGAACCTGCATTTGACACTCAAAAATTTATTGATAATTTCAAAGCAACATTTGAGCCTGAATGTAATAGCGTAATTGATTTAATAAAAGAATTAAATGTTGAAATAAAAGATGACCCTGCCTTAGGTGAGGGATTTATGGTTGGACATAGCTACTTTTGTGTTGATATAAAAGATGGAGCTAAGCTAACAAAGAAAGATTTAAATGGTATATTATATTATGAAATAAAACCTTTAATTGAAGAATATTGGTATGATGATAAAACAATGTTAGAAAAATGGAAAACAAAAATTCAAAATTATATAAATAGTTAGGTGGTGTTTGAATGATAAATGTAGATAATAAAATTAAAAATATTTATTATATGCTATGTTATTCGTTCAATCGAGACCTTTTGACTGAAAAAGATATTGCCTCAGTAGATTCAGAAACTTTTAAAAATATATATAATCTTTTTTCAATAATATTATGTATGATGATAAGAAAACAAGTAAAAAGTGGAATGAATAGAGATTATATTGATAGAAGTGAACCTTTATCTACAGTAAGAGGAAAAATCAATATTGCCAATACAAT